GCGATCAACAACCTGTTTGACTGCTTCAATTTTAAACTCTTCGGGATAACGCTTACCGCTCATGGGCACCTCTCTTTAAGCCATCTTAAATGACTCTGAGGTGTCTGTTAAACCCGTGGCGATTCACTGCGAAGCGTAGTTAACAAGTTGCAAGATTGATTATTTTCGCGTGATGATTTCATCACCACCTCCGGTTAGTTGCTATTAGTTTAGATTTTACAACAGGCATTCACCGAGTTCCTGTGATAATGTCGAAACTCATTAATCAGGTGCGCGAGTGTCGGGTAATACCGGTCCGGACGAAGCGTGACGCTGCTATAAGTTGGAGGATGGTGCAGACGACCAATATCTTCTGGCTCAATGGTCCGAATCCATTCCTGATTACCACACCCAAGCCACTGGCATCCGCTGGTGGCTTTTTTATTGGAGTAAGCAATGGCAAAACCGGACTGGGGCGAGCTTCAGCAACGGTTCCTGTCCGAACATGCCGCAACCGGCGTATCACCAAAGGATTGGAGTGAAGCGCAGGGACTGAACTACGCTACCGCCCGTCGATATATCAAAAAACCGTCTGCGCAAAATGCGCAAAAACCTGCGCAGAAAAAAATGCGCACTGCGCAGAAAGATAAAAGCGCAGAAGAGTTGGTGGACGATGATGGACTTACCGCTCAGCAGCGCTTATTTGTCGCGGAGTACCTGAAGGATGGTAATGCCACACAGGCAGCTATCCGGGCTGGCTACAGTAAAAAATCAGCTGAACAAATCGGCTATCAACTCCTTAAGAAAACTTCAGTTGCACAGGCCATCGCGCGACAGCAGAAAGCTTCCATTGCGCGCACGCTTGGCAGTGCTGATGAGGTCCTGGATCAGATGTGGCAACTCGCCACCTTCGATGCAAACCAGCTTTCACAGTATCGTCGCGGCGCGTGTCGCTACTGCTGGGGCTTTGGGCATCAGTATCAGTGGCGTGATGCTGTGGAGTTCGAAGAGAAAAGACTCGAGGCCGTTGAACGTGACAGGCGCGAACCTGATGATTCTGGCGGCTACGGCTATGACCATAATCGCGAGCCTCATCCGGAATGCCCGCGCTGCAATGGCGATGGGATAGGACAGCCATACTTCGCTGACACCAGGAAACTCCCCCCTGATGCTGCGCTCGCTTACTCCGGCGTGAAGCTGGGCAAGAACGGCGTCGAGATAACGGCCATCAGCCGAGAGCGGATGTATGAGGCTGTGATGAAGCGCCTTGGCCTGGCTGATAGTGAGTTCGCTCAGAAGTTGCAGCAGATTGAAATCGAGCGGCGGCAGCTGGAGGTCGAGAAGTTACGCAAGGAACTAGCGGCAGATCCTGAGGATGATGCACCAGCGCCAGTAGCAATCAATATCAACGTGGTAGACGCGAGGGTTCGTGATGATAGCGCCGACGCTTAACATTCCTCAGGCGCGCTTCCTCGCGATGGAGCACAAGTTTAAAGCCTACGTTGCCGGGTTCGGTTCGGGTAAGACATGGGTGGGTTGTGGCGGCATCTGTAAAGGGATGTGGGAGCACCCGAAAATCAACCAGGGTTATTTCGCGCCGACGTACCCGCAGATTCGTGACATCTTCTACCCGACGATCGAAGAGGTGGCCTTTGACTGGGGGCTGAGCGTCAAAATCAATGAGGGGAACAAAGAGGTTCACTTCTACGAGGGGCGACGGTACCGCGGGACAACAATCTGCCGCTCGATGGAGAAGCCAGGCTCGATAGTTGGTTTCAAAATCGGTAACGCGATGGTGGATGAGTTGGATGTCATGGCGGCTGCCAAAGCGCAACAGGCTTGGCGAAAAATCATCGCCCGTATGCGTTACAAGGTGGACGGCCTGCGCAATGGCATCGATGTCACCACCACGCCGGAAGGGTTCAAGTTCGTTTATCAGCAGTTTGTTAAAGCCGTTCGTGATAAACCTGAGCTGGCAACGTTGTACGGCCTGATTCAGGCCTCAACCTTCGACAATGAAGCGAACCTCCCGCACGACTATATCCCGTCGCTGATGGATTCATACCCGCCAGAGCTGATTAAGGCGTATCTGCGCGGGAAGTTTACCAACCTGACCAGCGGGACTATCTATCACCAGTTTGATCGCCGGTTGAACAACTGTACCGATGAGGAACTGGCGGGCGAACCGCTGTACATCGGTATGGACTTCAACGTCGGGAAAATGGCGGCCATTGTTCACGTGCTTCGAGGTGGAGAACCGCGCGCTGTTCGCGAACTGGTGAAAGTCTATGACACTCCAGCCATGATAAAGCGTATCCATGAAGAGTTCTGGCGCTACGAGGGCGGGCGCTATGTTGCCTCTAGACAGATTTATATCTATCCGGATGCTTCCGGCGATTCACGCAAGTCCAATAACGCCAGCGCCACCGATATTGCGCAGCTCAAGCAGGCCGGATTTAGCGTGGTGGTGAACGCCGCCAACCCGCCGGTAAAGGATCGCATTAACTCCATGAATGCCATGTTCTGCAACGGCAACGGTGAGCGCCGCTACAAAGTTAACGTCGCTCGCTGCCCGGTCTATACAGACAGCCTTGAACAGCAGGTATGGGCGGCAAACGGCGAGCCGGATAAATCAGCCGACAACGATCACCCAAACGACGCTGGTGGTTATTTCATCGTGAAGCAATTCCCGATCATCAAGCCAACCGGCAAAGTCACTCAACTACGGATGTAACTCCATGCCTGACATCTCAACACCCAATCTGGACTATGGGAACATGGTCGAGGCGTGGGATATCAACGATGCCCTGATGGGCGGCACGCTCTATATGCGACAACTGGGCGAGGCATATCTCCCGCGCTGGCCGAAAGAAAACAAAGAGGACTACAAAAAACGCCTTTCCGTGGCCACGCTTTTGCCTGCTTACGAAGAGACCATTAAGCAAAACATCGGGCGAGTATTTGCCGAGCCGATTAAGCTGGCCGAGAACGTTCCGGATCAACTTCGCGAGTTTGCGAAGAACATCGACCTAGAGGGAACGCGCCTCGATGTCTGGGCTCAGTCATTCTTCGGCCTGGCGATGCAGTATGGACTATCCCATGCGCTGGTGGATTATCCCCGGATAGATGCCGAACAGGTGAAGACTAAGGCTGACGAGAAAGCTACCGGTGCGCGCCCGTACGTCACAATGCTTAATCCCCGCCAGGTAATCGGATGGAAGTCGAAGATGGTGGACGGTAAGCTGGAGCTCACCGCGCTGCGCATCAAAGAGGTGGTTGTCGAGGACGGTGACGACTTCGGGCAAACAAAGGTGGAGCAGATACGTTATCTGACGCCGGGAAAGGTGGAAATCTACCGCAAGTCCAGAGGTACCGAGGGCGCGGCGAACTGGGAGATATTCGATCAATGGCAGACCTCTCGTAAAGATATCACCCTGGTGACGCTCTACACCAAGCGCACCGGGTTTATGTGTGGTTCACCTCCTCTACTCAACATGGCCCTGCTGAATATCAAGCACTGGCAGAGCCAAAGTGAGCAGGACAACATCCTGCACGTCGCCCGGGTGCCGATACTGACGGTGTTCGGGCTTGAGCAGGGAGAAGAGCTGGTAATTGGGTCTTCGTCTGCCACGTCGTTCACCGATCGGCAAACTCAGGGGCTGGAATACGTTGAACATACCGGTTCGTCCATTGGTGCCGGCAAAGAGTCTCTGGCAGAGCTGGTGGAACAGATGCGCCAGGCTGGCGCGAAGCTGCTGCGTACGGAAAACACTTCTACCAAATCGGTAGACCAGACCTCCGAAGAGAAAATGCAGGAGCAGTCGCCGCTCTACACAATGGCCACCAGCCTCGAAGACGCGATCGACAACATCCTACAGATCATGGCTGAGTACATCGGCGAGAAGGAGGGCGGCAACGTAGATGTGCGCACCGAGCTGGATGTCGAGTCGAAAGAGTTCAATCCTCCTGCTGCGCTAGCTATTCAGTCCCTGCGCCAGGGCGGTGACCTTCGCCGTATCGATGCGATTAAAGCCCTGCAAAAACTCAACCTGATTGATGCCGATGCGGATCCTGATGCGGTGCTGAGCGAGTTACTGGCCGAGTCTGCGTCGCTGAGTGAACCACCGCCGGGGGTGTGATATGGCCCGTTCCGTGAATGACAGGCTACAGGACGAGACCATCGCGCACGGCTTATACGTGACGCGTTACGGTACCGGCGTCGCCCGGCGCATGGTCGCGCTGCTGAACAAGTTGGATACTGAACTGGCCGCCAGGCTGTTGGTGCTGCTGGATGGCAAGCGCGCCGATACCTACAGTGCGCGTCGTCTGACCTCTCTACTGGCCGGTGTTCGTGAACTGAACCATCAAGCCTACGAACAGGTTAATGCGTCCCTGGCGCGTGAGCTGGCACGTTACACGGATTATGAGGCCGGGTATCAGATGGACCTGTTCAGCAGCCTTATACCTGGGCAGGTGCTGAAACACGTCCCGCTGCAAAGCATTGCCCCAGAGCAGGTCTACGCCTCTGCGGTGGCGCAACCTTTTCAGGGGAGATTGCTGAAAGAGTGGGGCCAAAAGCTTGAATCCGATCGGCTGGATAAAATTACCAGTGCGGTGCGTACCGGATTTCTTCAGGGTGAAACCGTCGAGCAAATCGTGAAGCGCGTCGCCGGCACGCCGCAACTTAACCGCCAGGACGGGGTTATCAATGCCTCACGTCGTGACCTTGCTGTTGTTGCCCGCACTGCGGTGAATCATATGGCAGCAACGGCACGTCAGGAATTCGCACAGGCCAACAGCGATATCGTGAAGGCCAAACAGTGGTCTTCGACTCTGGACACCCACACCAGCCAGTGGTGCATCATCCGCGACCGCAAACTCTACTCGCTCGATGGAAAGCCTCTGGGCCATGCAATTCCGTATCTGCGCGGACCCGGCAAAATCCACTTTTGCTGCCGCTCCTGCGAAATCCTGATCACTAAATCGTGGGAGGAAATGCAAATAGCCTCAGGCGAGCTGAGCAACGCCACGCGCGCCTCAATGGACGGACAGGTGCCAGCGCATACCAGCTATGCCGAATGGCTTGCGAGGCAGCCTTACGCGCGGCAGGAGCAGGTGCTGGGCGTTACTCGCGCGCAGATGCTGCGTGACGGAAAAATCACCGTGCCGGAGATGTTCAATGATGCCGGGGAGTTCCTTACCCTGGACGAATTGCGCCGCGTGGATGCGTCGGCATTTGAGGGGTAGGGTATGCGTAATGATGATTTTCACTGCGTGGGCGATGGCCGTGGCAGACGAAGGGTGTTTGTAAATGGCAATGAGGTAAAGAGCTGCGTTTGGGCGGACGTTAAGCGAGGTGTCGCTTGCATTCATCCACACCCGCTGCGGATCCATAAACGAAAGCGGAGTGAGGTTTACTCCCGCAAGCTACGCGGCGAAATTACAATCGAATTTATCTAACAGGCTGCCTCCGGGCAGCTTTTTTTATGCCTGCCGCTGAGCGGATGCGACGCGGTGCTCGGGTCGGATGACCCATTACGTATGGCCGGAAGGCTGGAGCAAAAACAATGAAACTGAAACTTGATGCTAACGGAAATGTGGTCGTTGAAAACGGTATGCCTGTGTACATCCATGATGACGGCAAAGAAATCCCGTTCGATGCGGTCGCAGCGATGACCAAAATCACCTCTCTGAATGGCGAGGCGAAAACTCACCGTGAAGCGAAGGAAGTGGCGGAAGCCAATCTCGCGAAATTCTCTGGCATCACCGACCCGGCCAAGGCGCTCGAGGCCCTGGAAATGATGACCAAAATCGACCAGAAAAAACTGATTGATGCTGGTGCCGTTGACCAGGTAAAGGCGGAGATCACCAAAGTTTTCCAGCAGCAGCTGGACGAGGCGAACGGTAAGACCAAACAGCTGGAAACTCAACTCTACGACGAGATGATCGGCGGCCGCTTCGGTGGCTCTAAGTTCATCTCCGAGAAGATGGCGATCCCGACGGAGTTCGTGCGTTCCTACTTCGGTCAGAACTTCAAAATCGAAGAAGGGAAGGTTGTCGCCTACGACGGCCAGGGCAATAAGGTGTTCTCTCGCACCAAGCCCGGCGAGTTAGCCAGCTTTGATGAGGCCCTGGAGTCTCTGGTCGAGTCGCATCCGCAGAAAGATTACATCCTCAAAGCGTCCGGTAACAGCGGCGGCGGCTCTCACCAGTCGCAGCACCAGGCCGGGCAAAAAACCATGAAACGCGGTGCGTTTGATTCCCTGGATAACGCTGGCAAGCAAGCAGCGCTGAAAGACGGCGTCAGCATCGTCGATTAAATCGAAAGGAGCCATAAATGGCAGGCAATACCCTTACTGGTCTGATCCCGACCATCTATACCGCGCTGGACGTAGTGTCCCGCGAGCAAACTGGTTTTATTCCTGCGGTGGCGCGTGACGCGAAAGCGGATGCTGCTGCAAAAGACCAGACCGTACGTGCGCCAGTCGCACCTGCAGCCACCACTGAAGATATTGTCCCTGGTCCGTCAGCACCTAATTCTGGCGACCAGACCATCGGTGGTGTGGATGTCAAAATCACCAAATCCAAGATGGTCCCGGTCAAATGGAATGGTGAAGAGCAATTGGCTTTGGGCCCGGCTGGCACCTACAACACCATCCTGGCTGACCAGTTCAAGCAGGCTTTCCGAGCGCTGGCGAACGAAGTGGATGCAGACCTCGCTGCGCTGTACCTCAACTCCTCCCGCGCTGTTGGTGCGCCGAAGAATACCCCGTTCAGCATCAAAGACGATCTGACTGATGCTGCGTTGGCGCGTCAAATCCTGACCGATAACGGTGCGCCGACTACCGATTTGCGTATGGTGCTTGGTGGCGAAGCGATGGCATCCATCCGTGGTAAACAGGCTGTCCTCTTCAAAGCGAACGAAGCGGGAACCGACCAGCTGCTGCGTGAAGGTGTTATCGGTCGCATCATGGGCTTCAACCTCCACGAATCCTTCAGCATCAAGCGTACCGCGAAAAGCGCTGCTGCTGGCTATAAGGTCAATGGCGCGAAGAAAGAGGGCGATATCATCATCGCTATCTCTGCCGGTACCGGCGGTATCGCTGCAGGTACTGCGGTGAAGTTCGCCGGTGATGACAATCAGTATCTGGTCGTTGCGGCTACGTCTTCCACTATCACTATTAGCGCGCCGGGCCTCCGTCAGGATCTGGCAGATCAGGCTGATGTCACCGTGTTGAGCGAATTCGTACCGAACATGGCGTTTGACCGCGGGGCATTCCTGCTGGCCAGCCGTACCCCGGCGATGCCTGAAGGTGGCGATACTGCTGATGACGTCATGAATGTGACCGACCCGGTATCTGGCATCACTTTCCAGGTGGCGCTGTACCGCCAGTACCGTCAGGTGCGTTATGAAGTGGGGCTGGCATGGGGTGTGGCTGCTGTGGCGCCACGTCATTCCGCAATCATCATGGGTTAACTCAGGGGGCTTCGGCCCCTTTGTTTTTCAGGAGGCCCAATGGCCGGATTAACCAAAGAGCAGCGCTCTCAGCGTGAAGCGGAAAAGCTTGCAGCTCAGCAGGCCGCTGATAAAAATCCTGCCCAGCAGGAACAGCAGCAGGAACAGCAGCAGGAACAGCAGCAGGAACAGCAGCAGGAACAGCAGCAGGAACAGCAGCAGGAACAGCAGCAGGAACAGCAGCAGGAACAGCAGCAGGAACAGCAGCAGGAACAGCAGGGTATTGAGCTGGTGGTCATGGTACGTGACACCCCAGAATTCCCTGGCGGCCCGCTGCGCGCAGATGTTCATCCTGATGAAGTGGATAACTGGCTGGCGCTGGACTGGCGTCTGGAGGAATAAACATGCTGGACGCCGATCCCAACTCTCCAGGCTTCAACAGCTACGCAAGCGTGTCAGACCTGCGGGCATTTGCCGTCGGGCGCGGATATAGCATTCCTGCAGATGATGATGAGTGCGGCCAGATGCTGATGCAGGCAATGGACTTTCTGGAAGGGAAGGCCTGGCGCGGTCAGCGTTCCAGCGCATCACAGCCTCTATCCTGGCCGCGTTCCGGCGTGCGCTTCGATGGTGTTGACCTGCCGAATGATGCTATTCCACTGCGTCTGATTGATGCTCAATGTCGCCTGGCTATCGAATCGCAGGAGATTGACCTCACCCCGTCGGTCGCTGGCGGTGGGGCGGTGACGATGGAGCGCGTTGAGGGTGCGGTAACAATCCAGTATGAGCCGGGAACGAATAAAGCTTCTCCGTCATTCCCATGGTTCTATTCCGCACTGCGTGGGCTTGTAGTGGGCGGCAACCAGGTTCGGGTCGAAAGGGGGTAGCATGGCAATCGACTATCGCCGCATGCGCGCTACGGCAACACGTCTCCTGAAGGATAACGGCAAATCCTACCAAATGATTCGAGGCGGCTCCACCACCCGCGATCAGTACGGGAAAGAGATTACCACCGAGCCTGTTATCGCGACCGTTACCGGCGTTATCACTGAATACTCCACTCGTGAAATCGACGGCTCTCTGATTGCTACAGGCGATAAGAAGCTGGCGGCCACGTTTGAAACTGAGGTGCGCATCGGTGACATCATTGATATCTACGGCCAAAAGTGGCGCGTGGTACAGCCGAACCCGGTTAAGCCTGCTGACGTGCTTATCTCCTACAACATCCAACTGAGGGCGTAACTATGGCAAGTTCTGCTAATCAGCCGTTCCTGGCTGCCATTCAGTTGTTCGTTGATGGCTCAAAGCAGGAGATAGACGAGGTGGTGCGCCGGACGGGTATCAAAATCCTCGGGCGCCTTGTCGATGTGTCGCCAGTTGGGCAGCCTGAAACGTGGGAAGTGAATCAGACGGCGTCGGCTTATAACACTGCCGTTCGTGAGCATAACGCAGCGCTTCGCGATGACCCAGCAAACGTGACGAAGTCCGGGCGCCTTAAACGTGGCCTACGGGTAAACGACTCGATGGACATCAAAAAGCCAGATGGTTATGTCGGTGGGCGTTTCAAGAACAACTGGTATGTGGGGTTTGATAGCCAACCGACCCAATCCAACGATACTCCGGATGCCTCCGGCCAGGGTTCCAACTCCCGCGGTCTGGCGGTGCTTGAAGTGTTCAGGGTGGGGCAGGTCAGCTCGATTTACTTCACAAATAACCTGCCATACGCACAGGCACTGGAGAACGGGCACTCTGGTCAGGCCCCCGGCGGCATGGTAGGTATCACTGCACTGGACGCAGCGCAGCTGTTTCGTGAGGCGATGAGCGAGGTACGTAATGGCCGGTGACCAATCAATGCTAATTGCGGAATTGCTCGAGTCGCGCCTTGCTGATATCGCCCTTGCGATTGACATGCCGATAGCCTGGCCAAACATCATTTTTGAACCGCCAGATGATGTCCCGTACGGGAGGGTCTATATACTCCCAGCACAAACTATCGGGCAAGACTTTGCTGGGCAGCTTCGTACGTATCAGGGCATTTTCCAGGTGAACATAGTCACCCCCGCAGGAATGGGCGTCGGCAAGGCGCGAACATTTGCCAGTGTGATTGCGGGTGGATTTCCTGAAGGCCTCGCTCTGGTGGCTGGTGATTTGACCGTCTATATCAACGGGCCGCCTCAGATTCGCCAGCCAATACAGGACCGTCCGACCTCTGCACCAAACGGTAGTAGCGGCTCCATCACCTACACCATCCCCGTCAGCATGCAGTACCGCGCTGATTACTGACCCACCATCTGGTGGGTTTTTTATTACTTAAATTCAGGAGAATGCAATGGCATTCGCAATCCCTAACGGGTCGCGTGTAAACGTGGCCAAGGCCTATCTTGCGCCGATTGTCTTCACTGCGGCATCCAATGCGACGGAATGCGAACTGACCGTTGCCTCGGCTGCTGGCATCCTCGCGGGCGATGTCGTCCAGGTTAGCTCTGGCTGGCTGAAGCTCGACAACATGGTGGTGCGTGTCAAGTCAGTTACTGGAACGAAAATCGTGCTGGAAGCGTTCGATACCACCGACACCAAGAAGTTTCCGGCGGGTACCGGGGCAGGTACGCTGCGTAAAATTGATTCGTGGATCACCATGCCTCAGGTTATGACGCTGTCCACCGAAGGCGGTGACCAGCAGACCATCAGTGTGCAGTTCCTGGAGGATGATAAAGCCCGTACCATCCCGACATTCAAAAACGCCGTGGTTCAGGTCTATACCTTCGCGCATGACCCGCAACTGGCGATCTACAAACGTCTGATTGATCTGGACGACTCCAGCGATACTACCGCGGTCTGGTTCCACAACCCGCGCGGCAAAGCCGATAGATACTACTCTGCCAAAGTATCCTTCCAGCGTGTACCACGTACTGAAATCAATGCCGTTGAAAGTAATGAAGCGCGCATGAACTTCGAATCGGATATGCAGATTTACCCGATTGCCGATTCCTCCGCTACTCCACTGGCATTCCTGACTGACCTGCCACCAACCAAGTCTGTTGCTGCTAACGCAGCTCTGGATCTGTCGGTGGTCATGCAGGGTGGTTCCGCGCCGTACACCTATGTGTGGAAGAAAGGCGGCACCGCCATTCCGGGCAAAACCGCATCCACGCTCAACATTCCGTCCGCTCAGTCTTCCGATGCCGGGGTGTATACCTGCGAAGTTACCGACGCCGCAGGCAAGATGCTCACTTCTGCCGGATGCACCGTCAGCATTACTTGATTAATCTGGCCCGGTAAGCCGGGCCTTACCGAGATGAACAAATGACCAAATTCTCCCTGATCCCCAATCCGACATTTTCCGTTACTGCCAGCATCCCGCGAGCTGGCACCGAAGACGGAAAACTGACCTTCACCTTTCGCCATAAAACGCTGGAGGAACTGCGTGCTATGGACGAGAAGCTGCAAAAGGATGCAGAAAGCAAGAAGGCTGCTATTGAGCCGCAGGCCGATTACCTCATGGAAATTGTCGAAGGCTGGGCGCTGCCGGATGAGTTCAACCGCGATAACGTGATCGTCCTGCTAAAGAACTATCCTCGCGCGTTCGACAGCATCGGGCTGGCATACACCAAAGAGCTGATGGGTATCCGCGAAAAAAACTGAGGCAGGTCGCCGCAGCATTGTATACGCCGGGACCGACGCTCGCGGAGCTGAGCGCTTTTGGTTTGACGCCTGAGGACGTGGAGGAAGAGGTGGGGATCCTGCCCTCGGTGTGGAGGTCCTTCACCATCTTCTCTTCCCTGGCGACCCAGTGGCGAGTCGGCGCGAGCGGGGTGACCGGCCTTGATTACAACGTTCTCCCCTGGATGTTCGAGTTACACGGGGTTGAGGATGCGGCGGCCTGCATGGCTGATCTTCAAATTATGGAAAGCGAGGCTCTCAAGGTAATGCATAAGGAGACGAAATAATGACAGACCAGATCGCCTCGATTACTTTGCGGGCCGATGTTTCTGACCTGAAAACAGCCAGCAACGAACTGGATAAACTCGGCCAGGCGGCGGCCGGTGCTGTAGATAAAGCAGATGATCTGAATAGCGTGTTTCGCGCTGGCGCTGAATCTGCGAAGCAAGGCAGTGAAGGACTCAAGGAGCAGCAGAACGCGCTCAAAGGGCTGCTGGAGAATATCGACCCGGTTACCAAGGCTTTAAACCGCCTGGATGAGCAGCAAGAATCGCTGCGGAAATTCCAGGCCAAAGGTTTCCTGGATACCGATACCTTTCAGGCTTACAACAAAATCCTGGACGACACCCGCCTCAAGCTGACTGACACTGGCGAAGCAGCGGCGAAAGCGCAGGCAGAACTGGCAGCGACTCAGGCCGCTGAGAAACAGTCCGCTGCGCTGAAAAACCTGCTGGGTTCCATTGACCCGACGATCCGCGCATTCAACTCACTGGATGAGCAGCATGCACAGCTGGTGGCGCACTTCGAATCAGGACGTATCAACGGCGCGCAGTTCGAGCACTTCAACGGCATCCTCAACCAGACGCGGGAGCGTCTGTCTGGCGTGGCTGACGTGCTGCCAGAGGCACTATCCCGACAGGAAGCAGCGGCGCGTCGTGCCGGTATATCTGTCGGCCAATACAGTGCAGCGATGCGTACGCTGCCTGCTCAGTTCACCGATATTGCTACTCAACTGGCTGGTGGTCAGTCGCCGTTCCTGATCCTGCTGCAACAGGGCGGACAGATTAAAGACCAGTTTGGTGGGGTTAAAGGGGCTCTAACGGGGGTGGGCGATTATTTACGCACCCTGATTGGTTTCATTAATCCGGTGACAGTGGGGATTGGCGGCCTAGTGGTTAGCCTCGGGGCGATGGCTGTAGCTTGGTACAAAGGCAGCCAGGAAGCCAGTGAGTTTAATAAGCAGCTCATACTAACGGGTAATTATTCGGCCAGTTCGGCGAGCCAACTGTCAGACATGGCTCAAAAAATTGGAGGCTCCAGTGGTAAGGTTGCGGCTGCCGCTCGGACGCTCGCGGAGGTGGTTGGGGCAGGGACGTTTAAAACGGAGCAGCTCGAAACAGTTACCAAGGCGGCGCTGGCGATGCAGGAAGCAACTGGCCAGTCTGTTGACACCACCATCAAGAACTTCCAAAAACTGTATGCCAGCCCTACCAAGGCGGCGGAAGATCTTAATTCGACGCTTCATTTCCTTACCTCATCGCAATACGACTATATTTCGGCGCTGGAGCGTCGGGGCGATAAAGAGGGCGCAGCAGAGGCGGCTGCAAAAGCTTACAGCCTGGCAGAGCAGAAACGCAGCCAGCAGATTCTCGATAATATGGGTTACATCGAGAAAGCGGCTAAAGCGACTGGTGATGCTATCAAAGGAATGTGGGATAGCCTGCTTGATATTGGTCGTCCGGAAGCGCCTGCCGATATGCTGAAGAAGATGCAGACGCAGCTTGCTGAGTATGAGAAGGCGCTGCTGCCCGAAAGACAGCGGATGGGGTATGGCTACAGCTACGATACGAGCAGTAGCGACCAGGAGTATGACTCACGACGCAAGGCTCAACTGGCGGCCATCGCAACGCTGAAGGAACAGATCAGCTTAAAGCAAAAAGAAGTCTCCACTCAAAAGGAAATTAATGAGTCTGAAAAGCAGGCAGCCGATGCTGATAATAAGCGTACAAATGCGCTGATTTATCGCAATCGCATCCTTGAACAATCTGCGACCTGGCAGGAAAAGCGAAGCAAGGCCCTGTCTGAACTTTGGAAAAATGTCGCGGCCTCGCCCGGCGACTGGAGTGCAGCGCAACGCCAGCAGGCTATCGACGCGATTAACAAGCAGTTTCATCCGGATAAAACACCCAAAACTCCAGCTGTTAAGGTTTCAGCAGGAGATCGTTCAACCGATACATACAATGCTGAGGCTTTGGCTCTGCAGGCCCAGCTTAAAACGCTACAGGACCATCGTGATATTAACGATGTAATCAGCCAGCAGCGTAAGCAACAGTGGGAGTTGATATCGAAAATCACCATCCTCGAGTCCACGGCTAATGATCCGAAAGGGCGTGCATTAACGCTCGATGAAAAATCATTGCTGGCGAACAAAGAGAAGTTGCTGGCCCAGGCAGATATTAATGCGGGGCTAGGTGATCAAATTGCTAAACAGCAGAAATTGAATACCCTTGCCGATCAGGCAACAAAATTCTCTCAGCAGCAGGCTGCGAAACGTGCGGAAATAGCTGCAGCAGCCGAGGGAATTTCCACTAGAGAGGCCCAACGGCTAGCCACTCTGCAGCGAATTACTGATGCTTACGCTGATAATCTTTCTGCTCAAAAAGAAGTGCTGGCCCAGCAGCGCCAAACCTACAAAGAAGAGGATGAGCTTAGGTCTAACTGGCTTGCTGGGGCCAAGCAAGGATGGGCCGATTATGTTGATGAAGCGACAAATGCTTACGATGCTGTAAAAAACGTCGCTGGCTCAACCCTTAATGGTCTGTCAGATATGCTGACAAGCCTAATGACCACAGGGCAGGCCTCAATTAAGGAATTCGGCAAATCAATGCTGAAAATGATAGTTGAGGTCACCAATCGATTACTGGTGGCGTACGCTGTACAGCAGGCTATGGGCTGGATTAGCGGTGGCTCTGGTGGTGGCACTACACCAGGCGGAGCCTATGCAAACGCTGCTGCAGGCGTAACGTTCAACGCTAAAGGCGGAGTCTATGAATCGCCGGGCCTAAGCAAGTATGTGAATGGCGTCTACGATTCACCTCAGTATTTTACGTTCCAGGGGGCCTCTAAATTTGCCAAGGGTGGTGTATTTGCCGAGGCAGGCGAAGAGGCCATCATGCCGCTTACGCGGGATTCTGCTGGAAGACTAGGTGTCAGGGCTCAGGGCGGTGGCGGATCAGGAAACCAAATCAACGTTGATATTTATGTCGACAATAAAGGGAACGCGACTACAAATACAAGTGGTGGTGGAGACGCGGCTGCTCGCGCACTGGCAGAGCGTATGAAGCAATATGTCCAAGAGGGAATTATCAGGGCTATTAGGGATGATGGAGCTATTGGTGGTCGTTTTGCGAAAAAGTAACATCATCTTGCTGCGTTACATTCTGACATTCCCTGGTTATCATGTGTAAAACCATGACAATCAAGGGGATGATAGTGAAAAAGTGCGTTTTAGTTTTGTTTGGTGCCTTACTACTCAGTGGTTGTATGTCTACGCCATCCTCAATTGAGCTGAGCAATGCCTACTATGGGGATCTTCCTCAGTATTACGAAGGGCAAATTAAACAAACTATTGGTGATAGGCTTAAGGATGCCGACTCCGCTAAATATCAATTTGGAACACCGTCAAAAGCCTATCTTCAAGGTGGGATGGCTGAGAACTTCAAAATGTATTATGGCTGGGCTATTCCAGTCCGCGTAAATGCCAAAAACAGTTACGGCGCGTATGTGGGTTATCAGGATTACATGTTTATGTATATTAATAATAATCTGATTGATGCAACACTGAAGTTCAAGACTGGATACGCTAAAACAATTTGACCACTAAGCCCCGCCAGGGCTTTCACCCACCACCCAGCCTCGCATTCGCGGGGCTTTTTTACACCCGTAGCCGAGAGGCAGGAGAACGTTATGAGTAAGAGCATAAAAAAAAGCCCATCAACCTATGATATTAAAAAGAAAGGTGGGCTTTCAGTTCTGCTTCAAAAAATCCAATCTATGAATTTAGCCGTTACCGAATTCGAAACGACTGTTCGAGATAATCTAAAGCAATTCTTTTAAGCTCATCCCCGGCTTCACTCGAGATTTCTTTATTGAAGACTTGGCAAACACTTTTTGCTATATGGTTGGTCGCGTCTTCAGGAAGAGTGCTCATAATTGCCTTTAGCAGAGACTCATGTACCAAGGTCTTTACTCGCAATTCCGTGATTTGTTTATGCTGCTGTAAAAACAGGTCGCCTATATCTGTGTTCATGTCGAATCCTTATCCAGAGGTAATCAGCCATCCCTCCTTCCCAGAGTGCGTCAGCGTCCCACCGCTGACGGGCTGAGTCTACACATTAACCAGGGTTATCAGTTATCAACATCCTGATATTCAGACAGTAGCCACCCTTGGGTGGTTTTTTTTATGGAGCAAATATGGCCGTTGAGACATATAACTGGCACTCACAACTGGGTGCTGGCGCAGTGGAATACAGCCAGACGGTGCGATCGGCTCAGTTTGGCGATGGTTATGAGCAGGTGGCCGAGAACGGCATTAACTCAACTGCTATTCAGGTACCGATGAAGCATGTGGGCGCTGATTCTGAAGTGAATACCGTTCGGGACTTTCTCCTGGCGCATACCGTTAAGGCTTTCATCATCACACCGCCGGGCGAAGAGAAGGGGCTATATCGCGTTGTCGCCGACTCCGTGCGCAAAAACCAGATTAGCAGCAAATTCGCTGAGCTGACATTCACGATTAAGCGCGCCTATGGCGTCTATGCCTGAGGTGGAGCATGACAGCACTGATTGATACGGCGGCAATGCTGGCGCCGGGCGGTAGAGTCCGGCTGGTTGAAGTAGATGCTTCAGAGTTCAGTGGCGGTATTCATCGCTTCCACTACAGTCCATTTCCCCATACACCCGCCGAGATCGAAGCGGCGAAAGGCGATGAGACTAAGCTTGGACCAAAGCCCATATTTTGGGATGGTAAAACCTTCGACTTCTGGCCATTCCAGATTTCTGACCTCGCTCTCTCGACCGACCAGGCCGCTGAGCCGAAACTTAGCGTATCGAACCTTGACGGGCATATCACTGCGCTCTGCCTGCAGTTCAAGGACATGGTTAACGCTAAGGTGAGTATCATCGACACCTACACTGTTTACCTCGATGCGGTGAACTTCCCTGGTGGCGTGAACGCGACAGCTGATCCGTCGATGTTTACTCTCCAGACTTTCTGGCTGGACACGAAAACCTCTGAAGATGATGAAGTGGTGACGTGGGCGTTGAGTAGCCCAGCGGATTTGCAGAACCTAGTTATTCCCACCCGTCAAATTACATCGCTGTGCGAGTGGGCTCTGCGCGGCCAGTACCGAAGCGGTGACGGCTGCACCTACAACGGAACAGCGTATTTTGATGCGAAAGGGAATGCGGTTGCTGACCCTGCGCTGGACGTGTGCGGTGGTTGCCTGAGCGATTGCCGCAAGCGATTTGGTGCGGGCCTGGCTGAACCTAATACTGCCACTCTCGATTTTGGTGGATTCCCGGCAACTGTTCTCTTCTCCCGATAACCGGACTTCAATATGAACAAAACGATAATGAACGCTATCCGGACTCATGCACTGGAGGCATCCCCGCGCGAATGCTGCGGCTTCGTCATCCAGTCAGGACGGCGCCAGCGGTATATCCCGGTACCGAATAGGCACGAAAACCCGACAGAGCATTTCCGTATTGACGGCGAGTATTGGGCGAATGCTGAAGATAGCGGAACCATAATCCGTGTCATTCACTCGCACCCGGGTGATGGCGCGCGTGCAATAGCTTCAGATCTCGATCGCCAGCAGTGTAATAACTCCGGCGTGGTCTGGGGTATTTACGCGCCGGATAGTGACGAATACGCTGAGATAATGCCGGAGGCGGTACCCCTTATCGGGCGTCCGTTTATCCTGGGCTCAAATGACTGCTGGGGACTGGTAATGGATTGGCATGCCACCCAAGGCGTGATGCTTAACGATTTCCGCGTCGATTACCCATGGTGGGAAAGCCAGTACCCGGACAACCTGTATTTCGACAACTGGGAACGGGAGGGGTTTATCGAATGCGACCCGTCGCCAGGCTGTATGGTCATCATGCAGGTTGAATCCAGTAAGTGGAATCACGCGGGGATCATTACCGAGGAAGGCGAGCTGCTTCACCATCTGTACGGGCAACCATCCTGCATCACGCCGTATGCACGAGGTTATTTCAAAGACAGAACGATGATCTGCGTCCGTCACAAAGAGCTACTGCAGGAGATTCAGCCATGGCGCGTTTAACCACGATTCGATTGTACGGTGTACTTGGAGCCCGGTTTGGCCGTGTTCACAGGCTGGCGGTGCAGACATCAGCTGAGGCGGTAAAGGCGCTTTGCATCAACCTGGACGGTTTGGAAAGTTACCTGATGAACGCCAAAAAGAACGGTATGACGTTTGCGGTGTTCCGCGGGAAACGCAATATCGGAGTTGATGATTTTAAGGAGCTATCCGGGGAAAGCGATATTCGCATCGCGCCAGTGATGGAAGGGGCGAAAAAGGCGGGTATGTTTCAGACCATTCTGGGGGCTGTCATGGTTGTTGCTGGGGTTGTTATTGGCGCAATGACTAGTTGGACAGGTGTTGGCCTGACATTCGGTGCCGGGCTTGTAATGTCCGGTGCATCAATGATGGCTGGCGGTATCTACCAGATGCTGTCTCCCCAACCAAAAGGACTACAGGGGCGAGACGATCCTGACAATAAACCCTCATATGCCTTCGGTGGCTCGGTGAACACCCTTGCGATGGGTAACCCGGTCGCGCTTCTTTATGGGGAGCGCGAGATTGGCGGCGCCATCATCAGTGCTGGCATAGTCGCAGAAGACATCTGAAAACTCCTTTCTGAATATCAAGCACCCAATTGGGTGCTTTTTTTATGGATGTAATATGGAAGCGATCACTGGTGCAAAGGGTGGCAGCCAGAAGCAGCACACGCCTGTAGAGCAGCCCGATTCGGCTCAGTCAATGGCGCGCTGCCGCATGCTGCTGGCGCTCGGGGAGGGTGAGTTTGCTGGTGGCCTGGATGCGACCCGGATATTCCTGGACGGTACGCCGTTGGGAAACCACGACGGAACGATGAACTTTGAAAATGTGTCATGGGATTTCCGGCCTGGCACACAGACCCAGACACCAATACCGGGATTTCCTGCTGTCGAGAATGAAACTACGGTCGGCGTATCGCTGACAAAGGCCACGCCATGGACTCGAGCTATCAGCAATATCCAGATCGATGCCGTATTGGTACGCGTTGGCATTCCAGGCCTTCAACAGCAGGAAAACGATGGGGATATTGTCGGTACTACGGTTCAGTACCATATCGACCTTGCCGTTGATGGCGGCGCGTACAGCACCGTAATGACCAAAACTGTTACGGAGAAACTCAGCTCTCTCTATGAGTTGACGCACCGTATTAACCTACCGAAAGCGAACACAGGCTGGCAGATTCGGGTCGTGCGCGATACCGAAGACAGTACCAGCCAAATGCTCCAGAACAAAACGCAGGTACAGGCGATCACCGAGGTGATTGATGCGCGTCTCCGTTATCCACATACCGCGCTGCTGTATGTGTCATTCAACGCCAAAGCATTCAGCAACATCCCGAAGATATCCTGCAAGCCGAAAGGCCGGTTGATCCGCATCCCGCAGAACTACGATCCGATTACACGCACTTATGGCGGTACATGGGACGGTACATTCAAATGGGGATGGACGAATAATCCTGCATGGATTTGGTTCGATATTCTTACTGAGTCGCGCTTTGGCCTAGGTCGCAGGGTTACGCCAGCGATGCTCGATAAATGGGAGCTATATCGTATTGCCCAGCGCTGCGATCAGAAGGTACCGGATGGAAAGGGGGGCAGCGGTACCGAGCCTCGCTTTATGTTTGACGTTTATATCCAGGCTCAGGCTGATGCCTGGCAGGTGATTAAGGATATTGCGGCAGGTTTTAACGGCATGACGTTCTGGGGCAACAACATGTTCAATGTTGTCTCTGATATGCCAGCAGATACGTCAAAACTTCAGATCCTCACCCGTGCCTCTGTGGTCGGGAAACCAACCTATTCCAGCGGCAGTGAAAAGAACCGCTATAGCTCAGCGCTGATTAACTTTAGTGATCCGGATAACCACTATCAGGATCGCACTACTGCAGTGATGTTCCCCGAACTGGTTAAGCAGTTCAAGTTTAAGCAGACTCAGCTAACCGCGATTGGCTGCACACGTGAAAGCGAAGCTCAGCGCCGGGGTGGTTGGGCAGTGTACTCCAATTCTCTGGACCGTATTATCACTGTCCAGACGGGACTTGATGGCTTCGCTTATGTGCCGGGGACCGTATTTGCGTTTGCAGATGAGCGGCTGTCTGGGCGTGTCTATGGTGGACGTATTACTGATTACGATGCAGGGTTGAAGTCAGTAACTACCGATCGCGGCACGAGTGCGGTGGCGGGTGATACGCTGATGATTCGTACCCAGGGCGGTACCGTTGAGAGCAGAACCATTCAGGCGGTTAACGGCCAGCAACTGATACTGGCAACTGCGTTTACCGCCGCTCCATTACCTAATGCCATTTTTGTTATCGATGCAGGTCAGTTGCGCCTGCAGTATTTCCGCGTAACCAATCTGACATTTAACGATGAAGAGAACACCTACAGTATCACCGGTGCAGAGTACAACGGCGCAAAATACGATGCCGTTGATAACAACGCCCGGCTGGATACGTCGCCGATTAGTCTGTTACCGACAGGCCTGGTTAGCCAGCCCACGAATATCGCGATTAGCAGTTACGACTCGGTCCGGCAGGGGCAGCGTATTGCGACCATGGTTGCGAGTTGGGATGCGCCAGTAGATAAAAATGGGAAACCTCAGGCGGATATTGTCGCGTATCAGGCACAGTGGAAACGTGGTGATAATGAGTGGATCAACATTCCCGAAACAGGCCTGCGCAATATAGAGATCGCCGGGATTTTCTCAGGCGATTACCTCGTGAGAGTCCGCGCCATTAACTCTGGTGGAGCGTCCAGTTTGTGGACCTCTTCTGTGCTGACTCATCTCACTGGACGTACTGGGGATGTTCCCAAGCCGGTTGGTCTGCGCACCACAGCAATCAACTGGGGTATACAGGTTGACTGGTCCTTTCCGGCAGATACAGGTGATACCCTCCAGACCGAACTGCAGTATTCAGCAAACGGAAATGGGGATAACCCTCTGCTGCTTGCTGGCGTTCCGTATCCGCAACACACATATACCCAACTGGGTTTGAAGGCTGGTCAGGAGTTCTGGTACCGGGCTCGTCTGGTCGATCGCATTGGTAATCAGAGTGATTGGACCGACTGGGTTCGTGGCGAATCCAATGCGAATGCTGATGATTACTTGGGGGATATTGCTGATGGCTTCCTGACGTCAGCCGACGGTGATCGCCTGACAAGCGACATTGATACTAACCTCGAAGCCGCATTGCAGAACGCGCTGGCCAACCATGCAACCGTGGAACACCAGTGGGCGCAGTATGGTGAAGTACGCGCGGATATTCTGGTGGTTAAAACGACCATTGCAGATGTTGATAAAGCGATGGCTGAAATGTCCACTCAGGTCCAGGCGCAGATTAAAGATGTAACCACCTCGCTTGAGGATAAGCTCACTGCCACCGTTGACGCTACAAGTGCTACGGCCATTCATACCCTGAAAGTCGGAGTGCGCATCAACGATATTTTTTACGGTGCCGGGATGTCGATTGCGGTGCTGGCGGAAGCGGGTAAGCCGGTAGTCACTCGTGTCGGATTTAACGCCAATCAGTTCGTCCTGATGAGTGGCAGCGGTGATACGCAATATTCACCCTTTGCTGTGGTGAATGGTCAGGTGTTTATCAGTGATGCGTTTATTCAGGATGGCAGCATTACCAATGCCAAGATTGGTAATTTTATCCAGTCGAACAACTTCGTTGCAGGCTCAGCTGGCTGGCGCATTGATAAAAATGGAAACGCTGAATTGCATGGGAAACTCTATGCCGACAGCGGGAACTTCTCTTTTAACGGGATAAATAACAAAGTCGTAATCGATGGTTATGGACTTCTCGTTAATCTGACAAATGGTGGGAGTGTTCAGATTGGAACATGGAGGGGGTAATAATGCCGGAAGGGATATTTATTAATTACAACGATGGCCGTCCGGTGATGGCAATTACTGCGGGGCTGCGAGCCCCGAGTTTTTGTACATCGTTCTCGGGCTGGTCATCTCAGTCAATGCAGTACCCTGTCAATACGCCACTCGTTCCTGGTTCACAGGCTATCGTTGTGCCAACGAACCCCATTTACATCTATTCCTTTGCTGAGTTTGATGTGGCCATTATGACCAGCGTCACCCGAAACGGTGATTCAGGAGTGATTATCGGTGCTGAGACAATCGGCGGAAAAAGCCTTATCCCTGACTGGTCAGGCTACGTCATGGAGCTACTGCCAGCGGCGACTTATAACGAAGGGCTGTTTATTTCAAACTCGACTGACTTCACTGCGATATCCAACCAGGCCGCGCTGATGACCTGCGCTTTTTCCGGGCGCATTACGGTTAGTGGCAGTGCGCCGCTTCCGGTGAGCGGTATTCCTTTTGGGAAATGGGATAACCCGAATGTGTCGGTGGGGTTTGACGGCGGCAACATCATCGTGCGCGATATTTCCTACACAGGGCGTGATGACTTAGAAGGCACAGCGACGATTGACCTGGTGATATTCAACCAGACGGCTCCTGTCGGTGGCGACGGTATCACAATGACCAACGCCGCAGGCCAGGTCACGTTCTCCACGCTGAAACGCCCGTTTGTCTATGACCGCCAAATTCAGATTACTGACGCTTTTCAGGATATTGGCGGTGGATTCTGCCAGATAGTCTATACCGGCGTTCAGGTACGAATGATTGGTGGATGGGGAAATATCAGAACCAAAGGCGTGGTCATGTCAGGCGGTAGCGTCAGGTCAGCCTACAACAAAGTATTTGCGGACCGTAACTCCGGTTCATGGGATATGACCCGAAACAGAAATATCGCCATGCCCATTCTTATTCTTCCAAACATGTATTAAGGAACCACCATGTCAGCAGGTGTTATTCAGTTAACTCATAACTCGGCAACAGTTCTTGGCTATCAGGCCTCTTTTAGTACGACGCTTCAGCCTGGTGACTTTGTCGTTTCTGTGGTGGGCGGCATAGCCTACACCCTTCCGGTAAAATCCATTGAGAGCAATGATTCGCTGACACTGGTCAGTGCCTTTACTGGTCCGACAGCAAATAACCTGGCCTGGGATGCCGTTTCCCGAGTGACACTGAATATGGTCACTGCCGCAATGGTGGTGCAGAACACGGAGGCGCTGCGGGGGCTGAATTACGACAAACAGAACTGGCAACTGATATTCAGCAGCAGTGGAGATGTCACGGTAAAATTGCCGGATGACAGTTCATTCACCGGACCAGCATGGGGCGGTATTGCGTCCACACTGAGCGGCCTGGCAAAGAAAGGTGCTAACGCTGACATTACCAGCCTTACCGGGCTCACTACCCCGTTGTCACTTACCCAGGGGGGAACGGGGGCGAAAGATGCAGCAGGTGGACGACAGGCACTTGAACTGAAAGCGGCAGCGACAAGAGACGCCGATGATTCATTAAAAAATTACCAGTCAGGGGAAAAGCTTGTTGCCATGCAGGCTGTGACTGATTTTCGTTTAATCTCTGCATATGATACGATGGAGAATTATCCAAAGGGGATATCAGGAGGACTGACAAAAGGTTCGAGTCTCCCACAATCTGGGTTTGGTGCCACGGATGCAGTCGGGCTGATTAATAACAGGGGATGGCATGATCAGTCAGGGGCTGATACATCTTTTCAGATTGCCTGTAAGGGTATTAATATCGGTTTCCGTGGGGCAGCACTGGCTGGTGGCGCATGGTATTTCTCCCGATTTTATAAATTAAGAACCGAGGCAAATACTAGCGTAGACAGCAACGGTTTTATCAAGCAGGCATCACCGATCGTCAATATTTTTGGAAGCGGAAAATTTACTACCAATGAGGAGTCGGAGGGGGTCTCTGTTATCAGGACTGCGAAGGGCGAGTATCTCATAAACGGATGTATCGGTCTGAGTTCTGATGCAGCGTGGGGAGGAATAGATGGTGGTTTCGAAATCCCAGTCGACAGAAACAAGCAGCCCCGCATCTGGCTGGATTACAAAGTCAATGCTGATGGTTCAATCCTGGTCAGGACATATCACCGGGTTTATCCCTCAGCCCCACAGTTTGCTCAGAACCGGATAGGAAGTACTGATATTAATGGTGTATTTACTGAGACAGTAGCTGACGGTGAGCCAGTTGACATCCCGGCGGATTCTTATGTTTCCGTACGTGTGGAAATGCCGGAAGACAGCATCTGGCAACAGAGACAAAGAGAGGCGAAAGAGGCTCAGGAGGCGATGGTAAAAGCTGAACTGGAAAGCCAGCAAAATCAGCAGGAGGCTCAGTAGGACAAATTGACAGGTGACGCAGCCACGCCGTATGCAAGAGCATGGCTGCGACCGACTGGCGAACGTCCGATAGTGCGAGTATTGAATGATTGCCAGTCACGGCGGATTGTACTTAAGCAATATCACGGTTCAAGGCGTTTAATCTGAAACCAGCCACATATCAGCTTCTTCAAACATTTCCTGAACAGTACGGCTTATCTGTTCTTTCTCATGCTTGCTGGCGTCAGTGTTGATCGCCGGCAGTGTCATCATCGGTTTAACCCGGACATCAGCATCAGGGAAAATCCGGTGAACCCTCCTGGCCAATTCGCCCAGAATGATATCTTTTGCACCAGGCAGCCCATCAAAATTCCTTTTGTCATAAACGAGTTCCACGAACATGCTTTAACTCCTCTTTACTGTGTTTAATGCCAGTATATACTGTATGTATAAACAGTATAAATGCGAGTGAGTTTATTATGAAGTTTTATTCACCAGCTGAGTTGCGCCAGATAGTTGCGCTTCCTTTATTTAGTGATCTTGTTCCATGCGGTTTTCCCTCCCCGGCGCATGATTGCGTTGAACAACGCATTGATCTCAATGAACTATTAGTTCAGCACCCATGTGCAACATATTTCGTGAAGTCGTCCGGTGATTCTATGACTGGAGCGGGGATCGGGAATGGCGATTTGCTTGTCGTCGACCGCTCCAGAAAGCCTTCACATGGAGATATTGTTATCGCTGCCATCGATGGCGAGTTTACGGTTAAACGTCTGCAGTTACATCCAATACTGATGCTTGTTCCTGAAAACAATGCTTATGCACCCATTACGATAAACAGCGAAGATACGCTGGATATCTTTGGGGTGGTGACGTTTATCGTGAAAGCGGCAAGCTGATATGTTTGCCCTGGTTGATGTTAATTCGTTTTATGCGAGTTGCGAGACTGCATTCCGGCCAGATCTGAAAGGCAGGCCGGTAGTTGTTCTGTCAAATAACGATGGCTGCGTTATCGCCCGCAACGCTGAAGCCAAAAGAGCTGGTGTGAAAATGGGGGATCCGTATTTCAGGCAGAAGGACTTATTCCGTCGATATGGTGTGGTTTGTTTCAGCAGCAATTACGAGCTTTATGCAGATATGTCCGGCAGAGTAATGTCCACGCTGGAGGCAATGTCTCCCCGTTGCGAAATATATTCAATTGATGAAGCCTTCTGTGACCTCACTGGTGTAAGAAACTGCCGGGTTCTGCAGGAGTTTGGGCAGGAATTAAAAGATGCCGTTTATCAAAATACGGGTCTGGCGGTTGGCGTTGGTATTGCCCAGACAAAGACGCTGGCGAAACTGGCGAATCATGCCGCCAAAAAATGGCAGAGACAAACGGGTGGGGTGGTGGACTTATCTAACCAGGATCGCCAGCGCAAACTGATGGCTGCACTGCCGGTTGATGAGGTCTGGGGAGTAGGGCGCCGTATCAGCAAAAAGCTGGAGGCAATGGGGATTAAAACGGTTCTGGATCTGGCTGATACCGATATTCGTTTTATCCGAAAGCACTTCAATGTTGTCCTTGAGAGAACGGTGCGCGAACTGCGCGGCGAACCCTGTCTTGAACTGGAGGAATTTGCCCCCGTAAAGCAGGAAATTGTCTGTTCCAGATCATTCGGGGAACGTATTACGGATTATGACGCTATGCGGCAGGCCATCTGCAGTTATGCGTCGCGCGCAGCAGAAAAGTTACGTGGAGAGCATCAGTATTGCCGCTTCATATCTACTTTTGTTAAAACGTCACCCTTTGCGTTGAACGAACCGTACTACGGTAACAGCGCGTCGGTGAAACTGCTCACCCCGACACAGGACAGCCGGGATATCATTGCAGCAGCGACGAGGAGTCTGGATGCAATATGGAAAGACGGACACCGATATCAGAAAGCCGGGGTAATGCTGGGGGACTTTTTCAGTCAGGGCATCGCCCAGTTGAATCTGTTCGATGATAATGCGCCGCGCCGGGGTAGTGAGAAATTGATGGAAGTGCTGGATCATCTGAATGCGAAGGAAGGAAAGGGGACGCTTTATTTCGCCGGACAGGGGATCCAGCAACAATGGGCGATGAAGAGAGAGATGCTGTCACCACGATACACGACCCGCTATGAGGACCTGCTTCAGGTTAAGTAACAGGCTTAATTAAATCTGCTCCCTGATTTTTCACATTCCCGACAGCACGCGTTACGGCATGCCATATAAATTTATCAGCCGACACGGAACCGTCGGCCGCAATTTCCGCAGCTTCTTTCCCTCCAGTATCCTGCCTCATCTATTCGCGAGCGGCTTCTGGTGACAGTACCAGAGGCCGCCTGTCGTGAATATCTACCAGTCCTTTGTCGGCCGCAGCTGTCACTATCAGGAAACCTTCTGCTTCATATCCACGTTCGAATGGTGTGCTGCCGATCGCCGCCATGAAAAGCGGCTGACCGTCTGCACGGTGAATAAAGTAGGGTTGTTTCCTGTCGCCTTCCTTTTTCCACTCAAACCATCCATCAGCAAAGCAAATAGCGCGACCATGCAGCCAGAGTGGTTTAAACATTCTGCTGGTGGCCGCAGTTTCAGACCGTGCGTTAATGAGCGGCGGTTTATCCCACCAACCGGGGGCGTATCCCCAGATCACTGGATCAAGATGCAGCTGCTCATCACGTTCGCTCAGAAGCAGAACTTTTGTTCCTGGCGCTACATTGAATCTTCCGATGGGTTCTGGATCGTATGGAATATCGCGTACTGATTCATCAGCGAGCAGGGCAAGATAATCTTCACGCGTCATTGACTGTGCAAAGCGTCCACACAT